ATTTGATGTATTATAATACATAGAATGTGATGCAACAAATCTATTAGAACCAATGTGATTAATTGTCATAACACCACCAAGAGTACTTGAACCATTAGTTCCATAAGCAACAAAACCACTTGTGTCTGTAGCACCCATACCTGACCTATATTCAGAAGTAGAAACATAGCCTGAATCGGTTAATCCACTGCTTGTTCCAAGTCGCACCAAAATAGATGTGTCTGTTGAAGAAGTAGCAACTGAACTCACAGTATAACAATTAATTTGTATTCGTTTTATTCCTGATGGCAAATTTAAAAAATCGGCTTCAGCACTGCCACTTACAGAAATGCCACCACTATTTTCAGTTGTTATATTATTTGCAAAAGATAAATTTCCTGAACCATCTGTTTGTAAAACTGTATTAGCTGATGGAGCAGTAGTTGGAAAAGTTAATGTATAAGATTGTCCAGCAGAATGTGCTGGTGATGCTAATTTTATCCCATGACTATTTGCACTACAATTTAATTGCAATGTTCCAGTAGTACCACTTGAAGTTCCATCACCTTTTATTGTAAGACCAGCACTTGATGATGTTGATACAAAGTTTGTCTTAGCATTTGTTACTGTGCTATCACTAGGTGTTCCAATATCAAGAACATTACCTAACACAAGAATAAAATCTATTGTATCGCTAGAAGATAATGTGCCACTACTAGGCAAGAATGTAATAGTAGAGCCTGACACAGAAAACGAACTCAATGGTGACTGTATGACACCATTCAAGGATACAAGCATATGTAATGCTGACTCAGGTGTAAATGCTACAGAGTCTTTTGTAAGACTATATGAATTTGTACTAGAAGTACTAATAGCATCTAGCTTAACATAGTTACCTACTTGTGGTTCTTTGCCTATATATGCCATCTTCTACCCCTTTGGATATTTGTCTTTTACTGCTTTGATAGTTGCTTTCCAACCATCAATACCATTGTGATATAAATCATCTAATTGGTCTGGTATAGATGGATATGCTTCCTCTCTTTGTTCTGTGTATGTAGGAACATTACCCTCAATCCATTTTGAACCATTCCATTTAGGTTTAACAAAATCACCTTGATAATCTTTAACTATTTTGCTTCCTAATAATGATAAAAGATTTTTAAATTTATCATCAGAATTGTCTCCTTTATAAATTATAAAACCATCTTTATCTATAATTGTCTGTATCATTATGGATTGCTCCGTGTTAACATATTTACACTAAGAACACCTAGTTTCACTGTTGTATCACCATTATGTTCTCTAGCACAATATTCAATTTGTTTGTCTGCATTTACTAGCACAGTTAATAATCCGTGTTGTGCATCTGCATGAACCCCTGATGTAGACCCACTGCCATTAAATCCTATAATAGCAAACTCCTCATCTGCCGTTTTAATTGAACCTTTTGTTCTTACATCAAGAGTACGACCATATCCACCTGAACCAGTACCATTAATTGCTCTTCCTTGCAATCTAGCTTCACATAAAGACGGACACCTTATAGTTGCAGTTTCAAATGTTAAATTAGTTATTGAAGTGTCACTAACATCATGAACAAAATCTAACTTTTCAAAAACATCACCAGTTTGTAACATTGGACTTATATTTGATGAAGCAGTTGACCAACAAACACCAATTAATCTCCATTGGTCATAATTTGTTGGCTTAGTTCCAGTTGCCAAATTTGGTGTTGTATCTAAACTAATTAAGACATCAACGACACCAGTATCTGAACGTCTAATTAAATATATTCCATATAAATTTAAAGAACCAACTGTACCAGTATCAAGACCACCTTGATTAGTTCCTACACTCCAAGAAGCATCAATTTTTTTAGTAATAGAACTGGTTAGTTCAATAGTTGCAGAATCAGAATAATCACGAGCTACACCTGGAGCGATTACTAAATCGTGGTCTGCATCTGTGCCATCATTACTAATTATCAAACCACCTATTTGTTTGCCATTTTTACTTGTTACAGTTCCAGTAAAAGTATAGTTAGCACTTAAATCTAATTTTGTATTTCCTATTATTCCATCTGTAATATCTGATGATGTTAATGGTACTGGAGTTGGTTGTCTTCCTAAGAATGGCATTATGTGATCTCCATATAACTCATGGTCACTGACAATTTATCTGCTACCGAACAATCTATTTTTACTATATCTCCAGCATTTAAAATTATCTTATTACCAGCCATAATTTCAACAGTAGCTCCATTTGGAACTGGTATATCTTTTACAAGATGTGCTGTAGTATTTGCTGTCTGTGCTGTTTGTGTGGTTGTGCTTACTATTTGCACTGTTCCAGTAACTGATGTTGTGTGTACATTAGCCAGTGTTAGTCCTAAGACAACAATTGTACTTCCAGTTTGAACTGTATAAAGAGTTTCAGGTGACCCTGAACTGGCTGGGGCAACATCTCTTGTTACTAATTTAAATGTGTTTGCCATTTATTTTCTCCTTATCCTAGTGCAATTGCTAAAGCTGTTGGATCATCAGTTACTGCTATAGTTATAGTATCAGTCGCACTAGCTGTTGTTGTTATCCCAGTACCTCCAGCAATAGTTAATGTATTACCACTTGTAATAGTTTGGTTTGAACCTGAAGAACCAGCTACAATAAAATTTGTCATATCACCATCTGCACCAGCCGGTCCTTGAGGACCTTGAGGACCAGTTGCACCTTGAGGGCCAGTAGCTCCAGTAGCACCAGTTGCTCCAGTTGCTCCAGTTGCCCCAGTAGCACCAGTTGCACCAGTTGGTATTCCTAATGAAAAACTTGCTGTGCCACCTGACACTGACACTGAAGCAGTCGGACTTGCACCAGTACTCAAACTACTAACAGATACACTTGCATTTGTAACTTGTTGTGTTGCTTCAGGATTACCAGTTGAAGAATTAAATCCTAACACCTTGCCTAATCTATCTGCCTTAACTGGTATTGTCATATCAGCACCATCTAGAACATCATGTTCTGCTTGCCTTAATGATCTATTTATTTCTTCGTTAGTTTGTTGAAGTACAAACATGTTAGTATCAAAATCATCTTCTAAAGATGAAGCTGTGAGTTGACCACCTGATGTATAAACTGATGTCCTGGATAAAGGTATATCACTTAGTATAGTTATTGTCTGACTACTTGTTGGATGATTACCAGTTGTAAAAGATATTGTACCAGCACCAGTGCTTGAGTTAAGAGTTACTGTATAATGACTAGTTTCTGTCTTTTCTGTTGTATCCACATACACTTTTACTTCACTGGTTGCATTGACCTGGAAAGCAAAAGCAAAAGGCCCAGCAGTGCCGTTCCCAGTAAACTGCACTCTTCTTGCTGTAGTTTGATCTGTTACATCATAAGTAGCCATATAAGATACCTCTTTTTTGTTTATACACTATTCTGCTTCACTTGCCAATATTTTAAGTCTGTCATCAGTCTTTAGCATAATATCCATAGCACTTTCTCTTGCATCACTTAGTATGTCATTAAGCATGTCGTATTTTTTTTCATCGTCTACTTCTATTTTATATTCATTTGAATTTATCATAGCATTCAAAGCTGGAAGTAAAGCCTGGGATGCATCGTATCCAGGATCACCGACAGTCAAACTATATTTAGAATTTATTCTATTTGAATTATTAACAAGAGTTACATATCTGTTATATTGTTTGTCAGATAGTTCTATACCATTATATTTTTTTCTATGTGGTCCAAACACATGACCTCTTTCTGACAGCCTAATTAGTTCTCTATCTAGAGTTGTGTATCCACCTTCCATAATTTTTATTGGACTAAAGTATTCATACAACTTGCCACTACCTTGTTCTTTTATGTTTCCCCAAAAATCTAATCCTGGTTCTAACTGGTCACTATATTTTGGATTACCTGATTTAGCTTTATTCAATGCCCTATAAAAACCTTTCATAACTTCAGGAAAGTAAAAATTATTTGCATCATCAATTTGTTCGGCTGATAGCATAGTGTTGCTTGATTCAGGATTACCTACTCTTTCAAGTGTCCTGGTAAAAGAGCTTGCTCCTGGTAGTTCCATGCTCTCAGGTAAATAAGTATTTATTTCATTAGTAACAGTCATACCAACATTTGTACCAAGCTCACCAATCGTTTTTTGTAGCCTTGTAAAAAATACATCCTTATCACCATATGGGTTGCCAGCCATTTGAAATATGTCTGATACACCCTGAAGAAAAGGTAAATTCATCGCATATTCTGCTATAGCTAGAGAACCAGCCTTAGCCAAGTTCATCAAAACACCCATATCATCTTCTTGTTTAGAATAGTAAGCATAGTCAGATGCCATAGCCAATATTCCTGATAATGGATCTAATCTACTGAATGTAATATATTTGTATTCACCATTATCTTGTTTGAAACCTATAGAGTATTGTGGAACTTTAGCTGATGTCATATACCTTCTAGCTTTGTAATTTGTTGGCCCTGAGCCATTAATAATTACTTCATCCCCATAATCACCATTTGCTAAAGATGCCATTGCAAAAAATATACTGTTGCCCAAAACTAATTTAGATAGTGCTTTATCGAACTCTCTACCTGATATCGGCCCAGCACCAAAAGGATCAATGCCTTGTAAGTTGTCAGGCAAGTTTTGTTTGAGAGCTTTATATATTGGTGAATAATTAAATGTTCTATCAAAAACTTCTTTGACAATATTTGTTGGTGTTTTTGAAAAAGGCACAATAATTTTCATGCCTGGCAAATTCGCTGTTCTTACTAATGTTGACCAAACACCTTTAGGATCATTTGTAAAAGTCATCACTTTTGCTTCATTAGTCATCAACTCTACTATGTCTTGTGGTGGCTCAAGAATAATTTCTGTGTATTTTCTTTCAGCCATTTCTTTTGCTTTGTCCTTAGGTACACCACCTCGTATTGCTTCTTCATAACTCATCATTTTTCTTCTATATGCTTCACGATACAAAACTTTTCTTTTTGATATCACTTTGAAAAACTCATCTTCTGAAGCTAAAAATCTTCCTGGTAGTCTTGTAGCAACTCCAAGCATATTTATTGCCATAGGTAAATAATCGCCTTCGTTACCCATTTGTAAAATATGTGCTAAATTATCTGTGCTACCTATAGAAGTTTTTCTTTTTAAATCTATTTTTGTTGCAAAGTCTCCTGGCTGTCCAGTCGCAAACAAAGTTGTACCCATAGATTTTACAGCATCAAACAATGCCATCCTTGCTCCATAAGCTTCTGCTGACATTTCACCCAGGTAAACTCTATCGCCTACCTGGCCAGTTCTACCACCCATTGTTCTAGCAGTGCCTATCAAACCAGCTATGCCACTTTCAATTGTTGATGAAACCTGGAACATTGCATTACCAGCCATATTGACAATGTGTGTTACTGGTGAACTTAAAAGAGCATTTATGTAAATCTCCATAGCAATATCATAACCTTTTAGCCAAGGACTTCTTTTGGCATATTCTGCTTTACCAGTTTTAGGTAAACTTAAAAATGCTTGTGCATGATAATCTATAAGACCTTCATCTAAATCTTTAACAACCTCATTTAATCTTGCCCCATACTCGCCTACATTTATGTTTGCTAGTTTTTGTATATTAGAAGCAACAGCACCACCTCTCATCATCTCTGAAAGGTTTCCTGAAACTTGAGGTACTAAATTTGATTGTATAGTTGATATGATACTTAGCTCTCTAAATATCTGTTGTTTTTCTCCCAGGTCATCTGTCTTAGTTATAGCCAAAGCTTTATCTTGTATTTCTTGCCCAAGCTTGAGCATCATTATTAAACCACCAACTAGATCATCAGAAGGTAATATTTCACCAGGTTTTCTATTTAAAAATTTATAAACTATTTCTCTATAGCCAGTTTCTTGTGCCATAGCTATGAGCATTTCCATAGTTTGTGTTGGTCTTCTAAGGTAATCAAATAATTCTTTATTAGATTCTTTTATGTTCTTAAACATAGATGTTAGATCAACAGTTTGCTCTCCACCTTCTTCTTTAAAAATAAGAGCTATTCTTTCTAAGTTAAGACCAGGTCCTTCATATCCAGTATCTTTGATTGCTTTATTAAGAGCATCAACACCAGTTTCATCCATACCTTTGATAATAAGATCACCACGATCACCCTCAGTAATATCACTTTCAGGCAAACCTTGACTATGTATTCTTTGCTGATCTTTATCTAGTTTTTTTAATAACTGAAATGTTTTACCAAGAATATCAACCATCTTGATCACCCCCTAGTCCAGGAGTGTCATCTGCTCCTCGGTTTGTTTGGCTGTCTCCTTTGGCTTTGGTGATTTCTTCTCCAAAGAAGTTCTCAAGTTCTGACCCAAAATTATCGATGTTTGACCCAGTTCCACCTTCGGTAGTTGTTCGGGTTTCGTCACTAAAATAGCTTCTATAACTTTCCCCATTTGGATTTTCCTTCCAATCATTTCTTAATTTAGTAAGCTCTATTTCATGTGTAGCAGTTTTTACGTCAAAATTCAAGTTTGCTAAAATCTTACTTAAATCTCCATCTGTGCTTGCAAATTTTTGTATGTACTCTTGTGCTTGTGCTTTTGTAAGTGGTGACCCTTTGATTGCTTCATTATCAATTATAATTCTTATACCTGGTTGCCCATCAACTACAATAGGCTGATAACCTCTAAATAATCCATTTTTATCTGTATCAACAATTTTTTCAAACAAGTTTTTTAAGTCTTCTGAGTTTCTTAGATTTTTTGTTGTTCCAGTTTCAATAATATCAACACCATAATTTTGTGGATTTTTTGTAATCTCTTTAGCTGTATTGACCCATACTTCTGTTTGATTTAATAAGTATCCTAATTTAGCACCAGCTTTGACTGCTCCTTCCCTTGAACTAATAACTTGTGAAACAGTAGATGGATTTTGATATAGCTCCCAACCACCAGTTCCATGTACATTATAATTTAAGTTGAGACCTTCTTCTTTATTAACAAAATTAATTGCTTTTTCTGTTACCTTTTGGTTGATATCAAATTTGTTTGCATCGTCTAAATTACCATAATCTTCACCAAATTTTTTGGCAAAAGGAGATCCCTCACCAGGATCAACTTCCATAGATATTCTTCTTGTATTTCTTGCCATAGCTGAAACAGTGTTGCCACTTCTACCACCCTCACCAGTAAGCTTGTTTGATAAAGCCATCCAACCCACTGCTTGTACTTCTTGTGGTGTCCAATCGTTTTTGCCTTGCCAACTTATTGAATTTAAATGCTCTGTTAGTTCTCTGCCAAACACTGCTCTGTTTTCATACATAGGTCCTTTGATTCCACCTTCACCTACGTCAAGAATAATATTGTCAGGAACTTTATAACCTAGACGTTTTAGGTGATTGACTAATTTTCTGTCTACTAAACCAGTATCTCTTGCTGTGTGTACATCAACAACAAAAGGAGATCCACCATCAGGACTGTTGCCCATAATTGATCTTGTTGATTTACCATAACCACTATCTATAAAATCAGATATTTTTTGACCAGCACCACCAGTTATTTTTTCACCATAAATTATATCTGATGCTATTTTATTTGCTGAAGGTAAACCTTTACCTTTTACTTCACTTCTTGGAACACCTCTTTTAAATTGTTCAAATATAAATAATACATTTGTCATGGCTGTAGCTGGTGTTTCATTTTGTTGTGCAGACAACCAAGCTTCACCAATTTTTCGTAATGTTGTTTGATCCTCTCCAGCTAATTTATCAAACTCTTTAAAAACATCATCATACCAATCTTTTTCAGTCATAATCTCTTCTTTAGTAAGAAGCTTTTCAGTTCTTTTTATCCAATCATCAAATGTAATTTTGCCAACAACAAAATCAGGTAAACTGTCATTTGGTGCTTTTATAACTGTTCTTTCATTCTTTGGACCACCAGGATATGGTACACCTTGTTTAACTTTATCTAATCGCATTTTGTGTAATCGAACATTATTATCAGTAACTTTTTTATCAAATGGTATACCTTTAGCTGGTGCAAACTTTGCTAAACCTTTATCTATCGCTTTGTCTATCTCACCACCACCCATAGCTGATAATGTTACACCACCAGTATCTTGATCTAATCTTTGTTGTGCTTTTTCACCTATGTTCTGAAACTTACTTTTTATACCAGTCTTGAGACTAGTGAGCATTGGACTATTCTTGCCGTACTTTATCAAAGCACCAAGGCCCTCAGAAATACTTTCACCTATGACACCACCTTCAAACATCAACAATGGTGTCCTTTGTAATTTTTGTAATAAGTAGGGTAGATCTTCGTCAGCTTCTAATGTTTCAAGTAATGCTTTAGTAGCTTCATTATCCTGAGCTAAAAAGCTTACTGCTGATTCAATTAGGCCTTTATCTTTTGCTGGTATGACAAGAGCTTCTGTTGCACCATATCCTAAAACATTCGTAAGAAACCTACTTCCTATATTTCGAACTTGTAATGCTTTTGTTGCCATAGCACCTGGTGCTACAATTTGTGTTCCTACTTCACCTATCATAGCTCCAACTTCTTGTGCTGTTCCTTCAGGCTTGATTGCTTTGCTTACAGATTCATTTATAGCTTTCAAACCTGGTATGTTTTCATTCATCCAGGGAACTGCAACTGTTGAGTACCATTGACCAGTCAAAGTGTCAGCAATCTCCATACCAGCCTTTGATGCTCCACTCGGCATTCCTTTCGCTACACCAGTAAATAAATCACCAGTACCCTCTACAATATCACCAGCTACATTTACGACATCATCAAAGAATGTTGTCGGATAACCTATCGTAGATTTTGTTCCATCCCAGGATTGCTCAAACTCCTGGTTACCTGATCTAATATTATTAGATTTTTCTATTTCAGAATATAAATCTATCTCTGACATTACGGCAACCTCGTACTAGATAATATGTTGTCCATAGACTGAATACCAGCATTTCTCATTGATTCGTTTCTATATGTGCCTACTCTTTGTTTTTTGTTATCAGCAATATTTAAGAACGTAAGAAAATCTTTCAGTTTTTGAAAGTTAGCTCTTGTGTAAACATTAGGCTGTATACCTTTGTTTGGATAATCTTTAACAAAATTATCAATAGCACTTTTTGCCGAGTTAAGTTTTCCATTATAAACTTCTATTTGAATTGCTTCTTTTTCGTTTGCCATGACTGCCCTTGCAACAGCAACAGCATCAAAGTTTTTGCCTTCTTTTTGTGCTTTCAATAATGCTTCCTGAACTCTACCTTTTATTCTTCTGTAAACTTGTTGTTTTTCAAACATAGGATCTTTTTCACCTATGATATCTGCTTCAGGGTTAAAACCTAACTCACCAGCTACAATTGTCATTGCATCAACAAACTCAGCATCTTCACTTTGTGCAATACCATCAGCTATTTTTTTGTAATCTTCTACAGTAAGACTACTTGAGTTATCTTTTAAATCACCAAAACTTAACTGATCATTAGCAAGTTTTTTTGTTAAGTCACCTAGAACTTGTGCATCACTAACAGTCCTAAAACCACCAGCATTATCAAACTTAATTTTAAAATCAGCATAAGATTTTGGATCAAGAGTTTCTAATTTCATAAGTTCTGCCTGATAATCACTGCCCCCTTCAGCTAATTTTTTTGTAAGTGATACAGTTAATGTTGCTATCTGTCCTTCTGCATCTTTATCTTTTTTATCTTGTAATGTATTTGCAAAACTAATTTTTGATGTTTTCTCAGTTCTTAAAGATTTTGCAACTGCTAATTTTTCTTCCTGGGTCATGCCACTTAAAATAGCATCAATTTTTACATCACCAGTCTTTTGGAATGCACCTATCTTATTTGCTAAGTTTGCAGAATTTTTGGTTGCAATAGCTATCTCAATAACTTTATTTGTTCTTGCTTCAAGCCACTTAGCATCCCAATCATTCATAGCTGATTCTATCATAGTTTTAGTATATTTATTGACTGTTGCTTTTTGGATGTAGTTTCTTTTTTTACTTAGACCAAGACCAGGATTATTGAGTAGATTTTTTTTATCCCCATAGATCTTATTAGTAAGAGTTTTTTCATCACCCTCAAAATTTAAAGATGCATCTAATTCTAATGGTAAATTTTTAAGTTCTAAATTTAATGCTATAGCACCTCTAGTTTGTAACTTGTCTATAGTCTTAGCTGTAAATGTTTTTGAATAAGAACTATAATAACCAGCAGAAGAAGTGCCAAGTTCTGCATATAATTTTCTTCCTAATACTGGAGATGCATTGTTTGCAATCTTTATATATTCATTTGATATCGCCTTTAGATCATTACTAAAATCTTCAAGTGAAGTATCTCTCAAAGTAGCTGAGGTAAGTAAATCAGACATTTGTGTTTTAGCAGTAAGAGCAAGTTCAGTTCCCAAACTTTCTAATGCAACCTTTTTTGCTGATCTACCAAAAACTGTATTATCATCAAACTGCTCAGTTACACCAATACCACTAACTGCACTTTCTTTTATTTGCTGTATAGTTATAGGATTTTCTGCACCATACTCAGCACCCTCAATCTCAGCTTGTTGAACTGCCCTCTTCATAAAAAAGTCACCCATCTTGTTGAGTTCTCTTGTGAGTATACTAGTTGTTTGTGATGCTTCCCTTGCACCAATACCTGATGGTCCACGAATATTTGATAACCCTAGTCTTGATGTAAGTGATGGATATCTAGTTCTAGCCATTAACCAATCCCAGTTGTTTGTGGTGTAAATCCAACATTAGGCTGTACTGGTGTTGGACCACCTACACCTGATAAAGTTGTAAATCCTTGTGCAATAGAACCCAAAGCAGTTATGTATCCTTGCTTCAGTGCTTGTTTACCAGCAAAACGTAAATCTTGAGCCTGAGCATTTGCAGAGCTTAGAGCCAAACTTGCATTATCTCTTGCTGTAAAAAAATCTGCTGTTCCAGGTTTGATGACATTGAATGTTGCAATATCGACTGGTGTACCAATATTTGGCTCTAGACCACCAGCACTTGCTGATGCATTTACAGAAGCTAAACCTCTTCTTGTATTCTCCAAAGCTTTGATGCCTTGCTCTTTAGCCTTCACTGCTTCTATACGGCCTTCTAGCTCTTTATATCGAGCCTGAGAGTAATATGCCTTTTTTGCATCTTGTCCTTGTTTTATAGCCATCACAGCAGTGACTGCTGATATTCCAGTAGAAACTAATGTTGCTGTTGATGCTGATGCTATTAGAGGAACTAAAAATGCCATTCTATTGTCCAGTGCTAAGTTTGTACTCTATTCCTAATACAGTTGCAAATAGAGGTTGAGTTTGTGTAAATGTGATTTGTGCTGTATCACTATATCCAAGTAATGGTGCTACTCTTTTTCTGCCAGTAAATGTTGTTGGAACTGAACCCATTGTATAGGGTAATGATTCTAATGGTATTTCAAATCCATTTATTGAAATGTTTTGTGTTCTATCTAAAATAGGTGAAGCTTCTAATATTCTTCTTTTTCTAGAGGTAACAACACCTGATGGTAGTTTTGGTTCTGCTGGTAATGTCTTAACTTCTACAGTGTAAGCAAGGCCAACTTCCACAAATGATGTTGGTGCTTTGTCTATTGTTATAGCTCCACTTGATACAGTCTTGTCAGTCAAAACAAAGTTATCTCTTACTACATCTACAGTTTTACCTTCCAGGTGAGATAAGTTGGAGCAAGTTGTATTACCTGGTAAAGATTGATCAGGACTAGTTGCCCCTGAAAAGTATTGTATGTTTGCATCTGTTGTTCTTTGATCATCAAACATCTCAACGTATCTTTTTGTAGCACTGTTGATTGTTCTTTCTGTTACAACATAAATATCAGTTATATCAACGGCTACATCAAGAAATTTTCCATCAGTCACAAACTCTGAAGGAGCAACAACATTCTGTGATCTTAGAATTGAGAATGCACCCATAGTGCCATCGGTATCATTTGTAATTAACAATAGGTCTCCATCATCAGTAGACGTTGCAACTCTCAGGGCCATTGACCTGGGTGATTTCAATAAATGTGATGATAGTAATGAAATATTATTTGCCTGGTAGTTTAAATCAACATCACTAAATAAAAACTCTCTTAGGGCCTTTCCTTCTCTTTGAATAAATAACGTACCACCCTCAGCCGACACTGGCTTGATGCCTTCTTTTGATCCTCTTCTTGTTGCATTCTTAACAACCAGGTTAGATGGTGTAATAGGATCTAGATCAGCCTGGGGAACAAAGAACTCTGCATCAGTTGTGAATATCTGTAGGTCTCTTCCTGATCTCATAGCTGTTATAGCATTCACACTGTCGGTAGCTATAGTCACAAATAAAGCATCATCATCCAAAGCTTCATGTGTTTTAAAATTAAAAAAGTCACCTATCTTAGATCCAAACAAGGCATTCGGTAAAGATTTACTACCACCAAAAAATAGTCTTCCTTCATGGAATGTACATGTTCTTGGAAATCCTCTTGTACTGGAAAAGACATCTTCATAACCTTGTTCTAGTTCCCAAGAGCCTGAAGCAATGGCTACATCCTTTTCAAAGAAAGGAAACTCAGTTACTACCTTTACAACAGTCGATGATGTAAATTCAACAATCCTAGCTCTTCCAAAACCATTTAGAACATTGATGTATTGATCAACATTACTTGAAGAAAAAATTCCTGATGAAGCTGTAATATTGACTGTACCATCAACAGCATCAGGAGTGATTGTAGCAGAAGGATTGCTACTTGATAAAGTAAATGCATGTTTTGGTGAAGTTAAAGTTGGTGTAGAAAATGTCCAGGTTGAATTACTACCACCTCTAACTATAGATTTAGGAGACATATCTTCATGGACCAGGATCAATGTATCTGCACTTTGAGTAAAATACAAACGATCAAGATCTATATCACCCAAGGCACAAACAAGAAAATCGTTACCTGAACTATTTATGTTAGTAATCTGTTGGCCATTAGCAAAGACAAACATCCTGGTATTGCTAGTTGTGTTTTTTACAAAAGCAAGCATGTAAGATTGTGTAGTAGAAAATTCAAAAGGAATTAATCTTATACCATCTAATGTTGTAAATGATCCACCCAAATGGGATGTTATATCTAACATAAATCTCAAACCAGGCCGTCTTTCAAAACCACCCTGGGGAAGCACAACAACATTCTGTGCTTTTTCTAAAGCTGAAGCATACTGCTGTATATCTATTCTTCCAAGTAAGAGAGGATCAATCTCACCTACTGTGAAGTTTGATTGGTATTGGGTAACCCTAGGCATTATCGTACCTCAGTCAGTAAATAATCAGCTATGACTGTTTTGGATTGTCCAGCACCATCTATGTTTATTGCTTGTCTAAAATATCCACCTCTCATGTTTTCAGAAGGTGTTCCCAAAGCTATTGTTTTCCAATAATCACTTTTTGTTGTTTGATCTGTAACTGGCTCGGCTAAATGCCAGGCCATTTGGTAAACAAGCAACTGTGTAAAATATGCTGGCATATCAACTTCGGATACTAACTTTTGATAATCTAAAACTATTGTTGTTTCATTTGTAAATAATTGATCCCCCTGGATTTCATACTCTGTTATCTTAGGTAATGTACCAGTCGATAATGAAGCATATACGGCCCTTGGAACACCATTAAACATATCTGATGGTAGTTGGTAAGCATGCAAGTAAACATTTGTAGGTGTCGTTGTAAGTTGGCCTAACTGCTGTTTTGTTAGTGTAAAGGACCAGGGATACATTCCCAGGGTTTGTGCTTTGACACGAGGATACAGCACTGAGCAGATAGAGCTAGGGGCAGTACCATCTGCAAACGAAGTGATTTGATTTGCTCCAAGTAGAAGGAGAGCTTGTGAACAAATGCTTACATCAGTATCGCCTTCAGCCATATCCTCGCCTTTTAATTTTTAGTCATCGTCAGTAACAACACCAATCACAGTGCCATTACCTACATCGACAACACCTGAAGCATTTGAAACTACAATATGCATTGTTAAAGTTGCAGTTCCTCCAGTGTTACCTCTTACCATGACCATATCTCCTACAGCTACATCATCGGATACATCATTGAAATATCCAGCACCATCCACAACAGTATGTGCATCGGTTGTAGTATAAGAAAATAATTGTGGTGCAGTTCCTTTTTTGGACTGACCACCGATTGGATTCCATCCAGTTCTACTAAATGCCATGATTAACTCTCCCTACAAGTAATATCGACTAGACCATTCGCATCAATTACGATTGCTCCAGCAGAATACATTGCTGTTACTAAGAAAGAAGTTTTCTCAGGAATGTAGTTTACTTCTGTTTTAGGTGGGATACCAACAGCACAACCAATAGCATCTCTATGAAATGCTAAACAAGTTCTGTCGCTAGACCCATCTATTGGAAGTCCACCTTCATCACGATCACCAATCATGTGAATTGTAAATCCCATAAATGAATTTACCTCACCTCTTACAAGAGCCTGAATCTGAGCAAAGTCTGCTGAAACTGCTCTTTCATCTGCAAGTAATGATGCTAGTGAGTTGGCATGGATAATCATATGACGATCTGTAGGTGGAACTGATTTAGCATCCAAACCTTTTTTCGCTTCGATTATCTTTCCTACATTCAAATCAGATGCACCAGCACTACCAGTTGTTACAACAGTGTTAGCCACTGTAGAACCAGCAGAACCAGCTATCAATGCATCAATGATGATTTGATCTTCTCTTCTTCCTATTGCATTTCCAACTAACTTTGCAAGCTCTTGTCTTTCATCAAAGTTGATTTTTGCCTGGTTGAATATGTCTGAATATTCAGAAGCAACATAATCAGTAAGAGTTGCAGTTACACTTGAAAATGTACCATTAAGTGGCACTACATCTGTCG